CCCCCACCCGCCGGATAGTCCCGCTATGTTAGTTGGGCGCTGAGACTGATACTTGTGTGCTTGTCCATATACTGTGTCTGCATAATCACTATCTCTATAGTAATAGGTATAATAGTCATTCCAGAATGTAGTTACCACATCCGCTGCATCGTCGTGGAAGTTTATAGTAACGGGTTCGTAGGTTATACTATTTTGTATGATGTTTTTTCTATTGTAGGCATTAAGTGTCTTAGTGTTTAAGGTAAACTTTGGAAGATCCACACGTTTAGCCATGAGTCCTGTTTCATACTGATCCAACAATGCCTGTGTACTTACTCCGTCTGGAGAATTTAATCCGATGAACGAACTGATTAGATCCGTATTGATATTGATACAGACGTAATAGAGAAAACTTTGTTTTGGCGTGAGTCTGTAAGTGTCAGCCAAGAATAATTTAGTAGCGTGGTCGTAGGGATGTGTCTTGACACCCGGACCAATTGGTTTTAAATCTGCATTATATAAAGAAGCCATAATAATATTTAGCCACAAAAAAAGCCCACCAAAAAGTGGGCTTTTTATTTGTTGAAACGATTAACCTGTTACTACTGTACCGTTCGTTCTTGCTACTGGATTGCCAACACCGCCTGGAGATGTAGTTTGTAGAGCATTGTCGTAACGTACACTCACCGTGATAGTCATTGCATCATTGCTACTATAGTCAGCGTCATTATAGTTTACGTTGGTAAGGAAGCAACCATATAATTCCCATGTTTCCAATACTGTTGGGTCTGACGTTCCGTTACCACCATCCAACATTTCTAACCTTGTGATGAACTTATAGTCGATACCAGATGAAGCACTGGCCTGTTCCATAAAGTCGTATTGTTTCTGTAGCTGTTCGCCCACCAGTCTAGAAACGTTGCCGCCTGCGTCATCTCTCAGCACAACCTGTACGGCTTCCCATGTAGGTTTACCAGCAATGTATATTCTGCTATTATATACTGGAATCTCTACAGGATCAAACGTAACCGAAGGTCTTGCAAAGCTGACGATCTGTTTAGTTAGTTCTGTCTTGGGATTACTTACACCAAAGTTATCAAATTGCGCCCTAAAGCGGAACTTGAGCTTGGGCATAAGTAGACCCTGTGTCGTAGCACTCTGATTCCCGCCGAGGGGAACTGTAAATCTTGTTAATGATGAAACTGCCATATTATGCTCCTGTTCCTACTGTAGTGGCTGACGCCGTATTACCAGACTGGATTTCTCCAGGATTTTTCAATCTAATTGGTATGTAGATAAACTCAACATCTTTTGTGGGTTGTATCGCTACATCTACAAACAATTCGTTTCTTGCAATTCTCTCTGGTGTGTTATTTGTCGTATCGCAAACTACCAAGTAATCAGTGATACCACGTTTTGCAACTAGATCGTTTAATAAGCTTGAAGCTACTGACGAAATCGCGCTACGGGTAATCGGATCATTTGGTTCAAATACGAACGGACGACTCAATATGTTTAACTGCGATCTTAGATAGTTAACTAATCGAGCAACATTGATACGATCTAACGATGAAGGTTCTCCACTTAGTGTTTTCTGTCCGTATACAAGTAATCCTGTACCTGGTAAGTTGGTGAGAGGATTAATCTTATTGGTATACATAACATCACGTAGACCCTGTGTAATACCAACAGAAATAAACGCGCCGCTATCAGCATCCACATAACCGATAGCGTTTAAGTTATCGATTAAGCCACGTCTTGTTCCAGCTGGTGCTAACCATGGGTAAGATACCGCATCACTCTTAATCATGACACGTAATGCCGCATAACTTGGAGGTACTACAACGCTATTACCTGACAGGTCGTTAGTCTGACCACTTGGATAGTAAATGCCTACGTATGGATTAGTAGTATTTAGGCCTGCTTCGCCGGTCGCTGTAGCGTCTGCTGAGTTCTGTGCCCAAGCCTGTATATCTGTTCCTGTAGCTGCTAACGTCATAGGAGTGTCACCTATAATGAATGCAGTATTGGTTCTGTCTTCGTTCAATGCAACCATATTAGGAATTAACTCAGGATATCCTGGGCATGCCATTATGTTAAACACGTTTGCATCTTCACGGATCGAAGTGCTGCCATCGATCGCCGATTTCAGTGCCGCAACAACCACACCACGCTGAGCTTTACGTCCAAAATTTGGAACTCCGCTAGTAGCATATCCACTGACCGTTAACCATGTATCTGCTCTGCTAGGTAGTGTTTCATTCGGATATGCTGCCGCTGTGAAATAATTACTCTTGTATTGTTTTACATTAAATCCGCTAGCTCTTGTGTTCCATAACAGCATACCACGTGGGTAAAATGCTGGATCTGGGCAATCAAGATCTACATAGTTGCTAGCGGCTAATTGTGCCATTGTTGGAATTGTTCCCGTAACAGGATTAACATTTCCTGCTGTAGCCCAACGTGCATCAGTAAACACGATTCCGTTCTGTCCTGTACTGTCAGTATTGTCTATTAGCGTCCACTGATCTACGCCTAACACACTCTGCCATCTGTAGAGTTTTGGATAATTCTCTAGATCGCTTGTATCGAGCCATAGATCACCGTATACCAAATCGGTTCCGTCGTCTTGTGTAGTCGGTGCGCTAGAACTCATGATAGGACCAGTTGAGTTCGTATTGGTTAGGTTATATCCTCTCACGTCTGATGAAAGAGTTTGGTATCCTCTCCAAGCACTACCATTGCTTACCATGATGTCAGCGCGTATTGGTGTGTTATAGTACCAATATGTGTCGTTTGCAGGAGCAACGTAAGGTTGAGTTGATGCTGTGGTATATGTCTCTACGCTCAGTGGTTCCCAGTTAGATGCGATCAATGAGCTAGCACCTGTTGGGTTAGCATACACGTTTGTAGCAGACGAATTAATACCAACGTTTGCCAGTGGTGTACCTGTACCGTCAGTAAGTAACATGTCTCCACCTAGGGCATGTGTCAATGTCATCGCACCAGTAGTGCTTAATGCTGCGGTAACATCTGGGATTCCTGCTGCTGAAACAGCATTGATAAATCCAGCTACTGTAGCAGTGGAAATTGATACATTGTATGAAGTGGTTGTTGCTAACGTAGCATTGGCTCTTGTTGTTAACGTAAAGTTAGCACCTGCACGACCCGCTGCTGGGCTAGTAGTAGAACCTGTTGCCACTGTTGAGCTAGAACCTTTACGATACCATAGGTACTCACTTAGTGTGGTATTTTCATAAGCATCGTATTGGGTGAACAAGGATGCTTGTGGTACATTTAAACCACCACCGGTTGGATCTAGCCCATAGGTTGCCGTAAACACGTTTGCATAGTCTGTAGTAGATTGTGTGACCCATGCATCTGTTGTAGCATTATATTTCTTAACTGCGATGTTTAACCCGTTACCAGTAGAGCTGGCTTTTTGCCATACGCTGCCTGATGGTACTGCTGTACCAGCTGCAACGTTGCCTTCCCAAGCGGGAACACTGTAGTAAGGTGCTATAGAAACAGCAGGTACCGCATAAGTTCCAGCAGTAATACCCAGGCTTGCTAGAGGAGTACTATTACCATTAGTAATTGCAATCTTACCGTCTGCCGCAAAACCAGTACTAGCCGCACTAGAGTTACCTTGGATTATTAACTGATAATTCGCAGAAACTCTCGAAGATACGCCAGTAATAGCGGCTGTATTAATAGCTGCGTTGACTGTAACTAGGTTCGCACCCACAGCAAAGGTCACGTTGTTGGTGTTGATTACTATATATGAGTTTGCACTGATAGTGGCATTTGCTACCGAGCCAGTGATAGTTGGTGTACGTGACTGCCAACCAGTATTTCCGACTAACTGCCATGTGTTATCGTATGCTTTGTAGTATATAGGATTATTATCTTCAACTACGTTAACAGCATAATCACCGATAGCACCAACAGCTACATTAGGTACTGTGCCTGATGCGATGTTAGTAGAACTAGTAATTACCAATGGAGTCTGTAGGCTAAATTGCTGTGTAGCAGAATCCCACTCATAGACGCCCCAATTGGTATTGGCAGTGTCGAGCCAGAAACTTCCGCTATCTGGATCGTCTAATGGACGTGTGGTTGTACCGTTTATCTTGCCAAGATCGACGTTAGCACGTTGTACATAAACTGTATTGCTAACACCTAGTAGGCTGTATGCGGCCAATAAACCATATTCGTTCTGTTCATCTGCGTTGATCGCAGCACCACTGGCCGTAGTTTTGAATATTGGACTACCGTAAGTAGTAACCAAATCTCTCTGGCTAGTGATGTTATAAACTTTATCAGCATTTTCAGCTAATGTACCAGCAGCTATAGAGCTACCACCTGGTGCAACTTT